AAGGTCTACATTGACCCTTACGCTACTACTGACTACGCAACTGTTGGTTACAAAGGTACAAGCGCTTATGATGCTGGTATGTTCTACGCTCCTTACGTTCCTCTTACTATGGTACGTGCAGTTGGCGAGAATAGCTTCCAACCTAAGATTGCCTTCAAGACACGTTATGGTCTTATCGCCAACCCACTTACTGGTGCTGGTGATGGAATTGGTTCTGTTAACAGCAACCCTTACTTCCGCACATTCCGCGTGAAGAACATCAACGTTGGTGGACAATCCTAGTCTTAGGTACTAACCCCTAATCTTAAAGAAGGTCTCCATTTTTGGGGGCCTTCTTTTTTTATAAATAAAACTATGGCGCAGAAAAATTTAACAAGTAACACCAATTTGCTTTCTCCTATTGGTTTTAAGTTAACAATCAATAACGAAAAATACGCGAACACGGAATTCTTTGTTACCAACTTTGGAATTCCAGAAATCTCGACCGAGGAAGTAGGAGTGAAGTTTAGAGGAGAGACGGCTTATACATCTGGCGAACAAAGGCAATTCGGTGCACTGTCTTTACGAATGGCAATTGATGAAGATATGAAAAACTACACTGAAATATATGATTGGTTGAAACGTAATACCGAAGGTCATGAAGAATCCGATATGATTTTATCTGTTATGTCAAGTCATAGCTCTGTGAATAAGCAGTTCCAATTTAAAAATGCTTTTCCTACATCATTAGGCGGCGTAGAATTTAGTACGCAGTCAACGGACGTTGACTATCTTCAAGCAGATGTTTCGTTTAGATATACTGAATTTCTAATCTTGAAGTAAAGATAAATAAATATAGTATGCTTGATTTGAATGATATATTAACTATGTGGAAAAAGGATTCTGTTATCGACGAAATTTGTCTTGATGAAGAAACAATTAAATCCTCTAAGTTGCACGCGAAATACCTTGAACTTTTTTCTATGGCGAAACTCGTTTTAAAGAAAAGAGAGATGGAACTACAATCAATGAAAAAAGATAAGTGGCTCTACTATAATGGTAAAATGACGAAAGAAGATATGGATTCTCGTAAATGGGAATACGACCCATTTGATGGAATGACCAAACCAATGAAATCCGACATGGATATGTATTACTCGACAGATGATGATTTAGTTAAAATTACTGCTAAGATCGATTATCAGAAAACTATCATTGAAACTCTCGAAGAGATCATGGGAAATATTCGTTGGAGACATAATGCAGTTAAAAATATTTTAGACTTTAAAAAGTTTACATCGGGAATGTAATGTTATTTGCGACAAAAAAGGATGAGTCGAAAGTGCTCATAACAAGCGAGGATAGTGGCATTTTAATGGAGCTACATGAATATTTTAGCTTTTACGCTGAAGGGTATAAGTTCATGCCTGCTTATCGTAATAAAATGTGGGATGGTAAAATAAGACTTTTCGATAGACGCACACAAACTTTACCGCATGGTTTACTAGAACAGGTTAATAACTTTTGTTATGAAAGAGGTTACACGTTTAAGATAGACGATAATCTTAAAGAAAAATTCGTTGAAAAAGACGATCTCATAAACTTCGTAAATACCCTAACAATTGGGAGTAAAGAAAAGGTAATTACACCTCGTGATTATCAGATAGATGCTTTTATTCATGCCTTACAGCGAAAAAGATCCATACTTATTTCTCCAACAGGTTCTGGTAAATCGTTGATAATCTACCTATTGATGCGGTATTATTTGAATCACGAATTAGACAAGAAAATTTTAATCGTAGTTCCTACAACATCTTTGGTTGAACAAATGTATAAAGATTTTCAAGCGTATTCTTTGTGTGATAACGATTTTGATGTAGAAGAAGATGCACATAGAATATACTCAGGAAAAGAAAAAATAAACTTCGATGCATCAGTAGTTATAACAACATGGCAGAGTGCTATTAAGTTACCTGCATCTTGGTTCACTCAATATGGTATGGTAGTTGGTGATGAAGCTCACACCTTTAAAGCGAAATCGTTAACAACTATCATGAATCGATTGGTGAATGCGAATTTAAGAGTTGGTACAACTGGCACAATAGACAATGCAATCGCTAATCAGATGACGCTTGAAGGTAATTTTGGACCAGTTAATAAAGTGATAAGCACAAAAGAACTTATCGATTCTGATACTTTATCACAACTCACTGTGCAATGTTTAGTTCTTAAATACAGCGAAGAAGAAAGAAAACTTTGCAGAGGACTAAAATACCAAGAAGAAATTGATTTTATTGTTTCACACGAAAAAAGAAATAGGTTTATCGTAAATTTAACATGTGATCAAAAAGGTAACTCACTTGTTTTATATAACCTTGTCCATAAGCATGGTAAACCTCTTTATGACTCGTTCGTAGAAAAATTGAAAGGCACTGGTCGTAAAGTCTTTTTCGTTTCTGGTGCAGTGAACGCAGAAGAGCGAGAAAGAATACGCGAAATCACTGAAAAAGAAAAGAACGCTATTATCGTCGCGAGTGTTGGAACCTTTTCGACAGGTATAAATATAGTTAACCTCCACAACATCGTGTTCGCATCACCTACTAAATCACAAATACGAGTTTTACAATCTATTGGACGAGGTCTAAGAAAAACGGAAGACGGACAAGGTACAACAATTTATGATTTAGCAGATGATCTTGCATGGAAAAAGAAAAAGAATTACACGCTCAACCATGCTATTCAAAGAGTTAAAATATACACCATAGAAAAGTTTAAATACAAAATTCACGAAGTCCCAGTATGAATAAAGCTATAGACGAGTATCTTAGTAAATTTGAGACGGTTGCGTACCGGCTTTCAGATAAAAGTCATATCGTAGGTGTAGAGGATGCATATGATGATGAAAGGAACATGGTCTATATAAGTAATCCTGTAGAAGTATATCACGAAAATGGAACAACCTATATGACTCCTTGGGTATTTCCAAGTAACGAAGAATGTGTAGGGATTAGTATGGATAACGTAATCACATCCATTATACCAGATGCTGATACTCAATTAAGTTATCACAGATATGTAATCAAATCAAGATTAGATAAACATATGTCCAATGAAGAAGTAAATATTATTATGGATCTATTATTTAATCCTCCAGTTGATAATCTAGATAGTGGTATTAATAACTCCAATGTTTATGATCCTTATAAAGGATTAGAGTGGAGGAAATATTATAACAATTAAAGATAGTATTCTTTGTTTGTTCTTAATTATTATACCAAGTAATTGGAGACTTGTACATAAAAAAATTCACTTTATAGCACTTTTTTTATGTACAAACACGTCGTTATAGTGTATAATATATCATAATGAAAAAGAAAGCCAAAGATAAACCACACTACGTGAATAACCGAGAGTTTTCTACATCGGTTGTCGAATATGTTAACTCAGTTAATGAAGCAAAAGAACATGGTAAAGAGGAACCGCGCATTACAGAGTACATTGGTACATGTTTTTTAAAAATCGCTGAAGGACTTTCGCATAAACCCAATTTTTATGGGTACACCTATCGTGAAGAAATGGTTATGGATGCAGTAGAAAACTGTATTAAAGCTATTATGAATTACAACATTGAAAAGGCGACTCGTACTGGACTACCTAATGCATTCTCGTACTTCACACAGATAAGCTATTTTGCATTCTTACGCCGAATAGCTAAAGAAAAAAAATACCAAGACGTTAAAGATTTATTTAAAGAACATGCAGACGCTGAAAGCTTTATGGATTCTGATAATCATATTGATGCATCAGGAATAGTTAATCGTGTTAGATATAGAAGTCAAGCTCTAAGAAAAAGAGATACTGCTCGTAAGAACTTTGCGAAAAAGATTAATAAAACCAAAAGGTCTCAGAAAGGTACTGATGGCAAATTAGATAACTTTATTTAGTATGCGAATTGCAATCATCAATGATACACACTTCGGTGTTAAGAATGGGTCGGACATATATCTTAAGTATGCTGAGAAGTTTTACGACAATATCTTTTTTCCG